CTCATGAAGATTGTGCGCGCCAGATTGGTTCTTGGTCGCGGGGTCGAGTAGGTGCCCCACCTCACAGCTCATGATTTCGTCCGCGTTCTCGGCGGAAAGGCATATGGCGACCGCGCATCCGTGCCCGGCCCCGGCCACTCCAAGAACGACAAATCGCTTTCCATTCTTGTGGACGACAGCGCCCCCGGCGGATTTGTCGTTTTCTCCCATGCCGGCGATCCAGACATCGGCGCAAAAGATTGGGTTCGCGAACAGATGGGCATTCCCAAATGGGAACCGGACAAGTCTCGCCCGCGCCAAAATCCGCCACCTGTCAAAAAGAACGGGCACGCGCCTCAGAAAAAAGAACCCATCACGCCAGCCACGCGCGTGACCGAATACATTTACCGAACCGCACAAGGCGATCCCTATCTGCGCGTCACGCGCATGTCCGACAAGAACTTCCTGCAATCCAAGTGGGACGGGCACAAGTGGTCATCCGGCAAGCCTGCTGGACCCAAAATCCCCTATCGCCTACCCGAACTCCTGGCGCGTCCTGACGACCCGGTTTTCGTGGTCGAGGGAGAAAAGGACGCCGATCGCCTAATCGACGCTGGCCTGATCGCCACCACATCGAGCGAGGGCGCCGGTAAATGGACCGCCAGTTGCGCCTCGTACCTTCATGGGCGTGACGTGTTCGTTATCCCCGACAACGACGATCCTGGCCGACTGCACGCTCAGATTGTCATCGACACGCTTCCGGGCGCGTCCCTTCTCGTCCTGCCCGAACTCCCTTTAAAGGGCGACGTGTCCGACTGGCTAGACCAGGGAAACACCGCCAGCGACCTCATGGACCTGGCGCTCAATCCGCCCGAACCTGAGCCTGCGCCGATTTCACCTCTCGCGCCCACGCTCTATACGTGGACCGAGCCGCATGAAATTCCCCGCCGAGAGTGGCTATACGGTCGCCATCTAATCCGCCGCTACGTCTCGACCACGATCAGCCCAGGCGGCCTTGGGAAATCCAGCCTCCTCATGGCCGAGGCCATCGCCATGTGCACCGGGCGTGAATTGCTGGGCGAGCGTCCATCCAAGCCCCTCAAGGTCTGGTACTGGAACGGCGAGGACGATCAGGACGAAAACCGTCGCCGCGTGGTCGCCATCTGCAAATATCACCAGATCACGCCCGCCGAACTCAACGGCCAGCTCTTCATGGATTCCGGTCGAGAAAAGGAAATCCTGATCGCCACTGCGGACGGATCTGGCCTCACCCTCAACACCGAACTCCTTCAAGAACTTGAGCTGCAAATCATCGCCAACCAGATCGACGTTCTCGTTCTCGACCCCTTCGTCGCCTCTCACAATGTCGGCGAAAACGACAACATGGCCATCAACGCCGTTGTGCGAGCCCTCGCCCGCCTCGCCGAGCACGCCCGCTGCGCCGTCGAACTCGTCCACCACGTCCGCAAGCCAGGCGGCGGCAATACGACCGAAACCGACGTGAACGACGCGCGCGGCGCATCTGCTCTTATCGGCGGCGTGCGATCCGCCCGCGTCCTCAACGTCATGTCCTCAGAGGATGCTGAGCGCCTGGGCGTCGAAAACCGCTTCGCCTATTTCCGTGTGGACAACGGCAAGGCCAACCTCGCCCCCCGCTCAGATCAAGCCGTCTGGCGCCACATAGCCTCTGTCGATCTCGACAACGGCCACGGACAATCCTCCGACCACGTGGGCGTGGTTACGCAATGGACCATGCCCACCCTGTTCACTGGCCAGTCCCAGGACATCGCCGCTCAAGTCCAAGCGATCGTGCGCCGACAGGAATATCGCTATGACCAGCGCGCATCCAACTGGCTCGGAAATGCCCTCTACGATCTCACCGGCATCGACCCAACGGACAAAAAAGGCATCAGCCGCCTGCGCCAAATGATCGACGCTTGGATCCAGTCGGGCGCGCTCAGAAAAGAAATTATTCACGACGCTCATCGCAAGCCGCGTGCCGTCCTCAGGGCATCAGATGGAGAATACGAATGAATTCAAACTCATCAATTATATCTGCGCCAGTTGCAATTGATGACTGGCGCACGACTGGCGCACTGGCGCAGGCAAAGGCGGGGTTGACAGTCCTTTGCGCCAGTGGTATGGCCACTAACGCCAGTGGCTGTGGCCATAACCGAACTGGCGCACGGACTGGCGCACTCAACCCCAGCCGAAGCCTGGACTGGCGCAAGAGTGGCGCAAATGCCTAAAAAGTCGCCCGCTTTCAGGATATCCCTCACGCCGGAAACTAGCCCTGGAATAAAAATTCTGGTCGGAAATTCGAGCTTCGTGCTCGTTGCGGTTGATCCCTATGTCCGCAAGGATGGAACGCATAGCTGGGTCGCGAGTTGGGCCGGATCGTGCAAAGATTGCGATGAGGCATACGAAGTGACCACGCCGCTAATCACAGGTCGTCCGTCATCCAGATGCGAGCAATGTGTTCAGAACCGGAAAATGGGCAAATGAACCCCACCACCACCCAAGCCGTCGCCCAATACGCCGAGCTACGCCACGTCTCGTTCGACCAGGCGCTTGAGATCCTCGTGTCGATGGGATTGCAGCAGATTGTCCGCACGTCCTCGGCCGATAGCCGATTTCCCGATTTAACGGCATGATCGAAATATTGCTTGTCCTCGGGCCTTTTGTTCTTGCGCTATTGTTCGGCGCACTCATTAGGAGATGGCTTTGAAGCCCGTCGCGTCCAGAGAGCAAATCCAAATCCTGGCGGCTCATCTGCTAAGGAATGGGACGTCTGCCGACAACGCAGGACCATTCGCCGTGGATTTACTCGAAGCGGCTGGATATGATGTTCCGGATTACCCGGCATGGCGCGATCCCCCGATGGGGCCGAACGGTGTACACGCCGATATGGCCGTAGGCGGCTGACGTAATCGCTGGCGAAACGGTCACTGGGCATCGCGACCCACACCCCGTCAGGCTTGCGGGAAGGGGTCGGGTTCGCGCTCGGCCCCTTTTTCGTTGCATCGCAGCCCAGCCTGCGTCATCATCAATCCCGTTCCTGGGCGCGTACTTGGGGTGGGTAGGCTGTCCTCCGTCACCCGCCCCTGCCTGGACACCGAATGGACGACCTGAAAGCCAAGATCGCAGAGATTGAACGCAAGCGTGACGCCCGGTTGAACGTGCCTGGATTTGAGGGTAATGTTCGCGAAATTGATCGGGTTCTCGAAGCCCTGAGGGGCGATCTCAAGAAGGCAGGCGGCTGATGGCGATCGGCAACACGAATTTTGGCAACGACCAGGGGACCGGAACCGTAGGCGCTGACGGCTTCCTTGGGCCGATTGGATCGCCTGACGCCCCCTCCCCCGTGTATGCTTCGTTTGTTTCCGGGTCCGTCGCCGACGGCCTGACCGCTGCCGGCACAAATCGCGGCACCGCCCTTGCGCTGACGGCAGCGATCAATGTTGTTTCCACCGCCGCAGCCAGCACGGGCGTTGTTCTCCCTGATGCTCCGATTGGAGCCACGGTCTCGGTGTTCAACAATGGCGCCAATGCGATCAAGGTTTACGCCCAGGGTTCCCAGACCGTGGACGGCACCGCTGGCGCCACGGGCGCGACCCTGACGAAGGCCTTGCGTTGCAACTACACGCGCACCACGGCAACCAAGTGGCTGTCAGCTCAACTCGGCGCGGTGAGTGCGTAATGGCCTGTAAATCGAACGTCCGTGTCGGGCCGCCGCGCAAATCAGCCCTGCCGGCCAATGTCGTTTCCAAGATGGCCAGCGTGGGTCAGCGCAAGGCGATCAGCATGGCTGGAATGGCGAAAGGCAAGTAATGGCGCGTAAGCCTGGGTCCGGTCTTGCCGCCGCGTCCGTAGCTACCCGATTCCAGCCGGGCAATCCTGGGCGCCCTAAAGGTGCGCGGCACAAGCTCAGCGAGAACTTTGTAGTTGCGCTGGCTAATGATTTCGAAAAGAACGGCATCGAAGCGATCGCCACGGTTCGGGTCGAGCGACCCCACGAATACCTCAAGGTGATTGCATCGCTGATGCCCAAGCACGTTGAGGTCAAGGATGTCGCGTTGGACGAGCTGGAACGAGACGAACTCGCTGCTCTCGTCGATGCCGTTAGAGAAGCTCGACGCGCTCGAACGAGCGGCGAAGAAGGCGTTAGACACTAAGGCGGCGTCTGAGCGGCTATTCACGTACTACCCCGATGATGGCCCGCTTCGCCGGGAACTATACCCCAAGCACGTTGAGTTTTTCCGGGCCGGTAAGGTTCATCGTGAACGGGCGGTTATGGCCGGCAACCGCACGGGGAAGGCGCTCAAGCACGGAACAAAGGTTGCCACTCCCACAGGCTGGGCAGCCATTGAGGATTTATCTGTAGGAGATGTGGTGATTGCCGGGAACGGCAATCCTACGCGCGTTGTGGGTGTGTACCCGCAGGGTGAGGTTGATTTGTTTTCTCTCTCGTTTGATGGGACGAGAGAGGTTGTCGCATGTGGCGAGCATCGGTGGACCTATCTTCCGCCAGCGGCGCGATTCCCAACGCGATACGACCGCAATGGCGTGATGTCGAATCCTAGATTTGGCAAGTGGGAGGTTGGAAGCACGCGCGACCTCATGCGGTATGTTGGGAAGAACCCAAAACAACGAGTTGTCGTCCCACTTTCTGAGCCTTTTTCCCTCAATGGAGAGCGGCCAAAGTTAGACCCCTATGTTGTGGGCCTGCTTCTTGGCGATGGCGGCCTAACTGGTGACACGGTTAAATTCAGCAGCGCCGATCCAGAGCTTGTGGATGCCGTTTCCGGTGCATTCTCGGTTACTCACTATGGAGGGTATGATTACGGCGTTCGGGGCGCTGTAACCGAGATGAAAAGGCTTGGAGTGTGGGGTCTGCGCTCTGACAAAAAACATGTCCCGCGCGCTTATCTTTTCGCAGATTTTGAGTCGCGATTATCCATTTTGCAGGGCCTTATGGATACGGACGGTTCCATTTCCGCTGTTTCTAAGCATATGGAATTCTCTACTACGTCTGACCGGTTGGCCGAGGACTTCGAGTGGCTGGCTGTGTCTCTTGGTATGAAGGTGAGGCGAGAGCGCCGACAAACTAGCTGCAACGGAAAACAGGGCTTGAAAAGCTGGCGCATGAACCTTCGGTCTGCGCGATTGTGCCCGTTTCGCTTGCGCCGCAAGGCCGCTAGATGGGCTCCGTTGAAAGAAACCCGAAACTGGATTTTGCACGATATCCAGCAGGTGGAGCGCGGCGAAGCCACCTGCATTGAGGTGGAGGACGATTCCCACACCTTTGTAATTGAAGGGGGCGTTGTCACGCATAACACCGAGGGGATTGGCGGCTTTGAGGTCGCACTGCACTTAACCGGAATGTACGATCGGTTCCCTTGGTGGCCAGGCCATAAGTTTGAAAAGCCGACAAACTGGCTATGTGGCGGCGATACAAGCACGACCACGCGGGACATTCTTGTGAAGAAGATGCTCGGGCCGCCTGAGGCGCGTGGAACTGGAATGATCCCCAAGGCGAACATCATTGAGATGCGCCCCTATGCCGGCATTCCTGGTCACATTGATTACGCTCGCATAGCGCATGAAGGGGGCGGCGAATCCATCCTGCAGTTCAGATCCTATGACCAGGGCCGGGAGGCTTGGCAGGGGACAGAGCGAGATGGGGTCTGGATGGACGAAGAGCCGCCGATGGACGTGTATGTCGAGTCCCTGATGCGAACGATGACGACCAAGGGCTTGGTCATATGTACGTTCACGCCCTTGCGCGGCCTTACCGATGTGGCTCTTAGCTTCATGCCTGAGATGGTGGCATGAGCAAATGGTCCATTGGGATTGGGTGGGATGATTGCCCTCATTTGACTGAAGAGGATAGGCGTGAGCTTTTAGAATCCATCCCTCCGTACCAGCGTGATGCGCGGATTAAAGGTATCCCTCAACTCGGTTCAGGCGTCGTCTACCCGGTCGCGCCTGAGATATACGAGTGTGAGCCGTTTCAAATCCCGGACTATTGGCCCAAGGCTTACGCGCTCGACGTGGGTTGGAACCGCACGGCAGCCTTGTGGGGCGCGTGGGATCGGCAGAATGATTGCGTTTATCTGTGGTCCGAACACTATGTCGCCGAGGCCCCGCCCCAGGTTCATGCCGACGCGATCAGATCGCGGGGAGACTGGATGTCCGGCGTGATCGATCCAGCGTCGAGCGGATCTAATCAGAAAGACGGCACGGCGCTGCGGGACGAGTATGCGGCGCTCGGCCTTAATTTGGCGCTAGCGGACAATACAGTCGAGGCCGGATTGCACGCTTGCTATCGCCGTTTGGCGTCTGGGCGGCTAAAAGTGTTTCGCACGCTCAACAACCTTTTATCCGAAATTCGCCTGTATCGGCGTGACGAGAAGGGCAAGATTGTAAAGGAGCGCGATCACTTGATGGACTGTATGCGCTACCTGATCATGTCGGGCATGGCTCGCGGGACAACTGAGCCGCGGTCTCATTATGACGACCCGCTAGTAGGGCGTAGCGGAACGACTGGATATTGACCGCGCGGGTTTAATATCGGCATAAGTGTTGATTGCGAGGGGCGACCATGAGTGATGTTGAGAAGCGCGCCAACAAGCCCTTGCATATTGAGGTGATTGGCCCCTCAGGCGTCATGGCGGTGACCTGGACGCCTGATGAGAGCGTCGAGTGGATTGATCCTGATGATTTGCGCGCCGCCATGAACGCCATTTCGTTTGCCGTTGTGGGGCGGCAATGACTGACCTGTACGAAGACGACATGCTAGAGCCGGAGCCCGTAGAGGTCGAAGAGCTCGAGGAAGTCCTGACGCTTGATAAGCTAGCCCTGGCTGACGGCGACATTTCCGAGCTTCTCACAACCGACCAGCTTTCCGCCCTCGGCATGAAGGCCGTTGAGGATTGGAATCGGGACAAGGGGTCAAACCAGACTTGGCGCGACCTAGCTGAAAAGGCGCTCAAGTCCGCCGCCCAGGACAATGGCGATCCGAAGAATTTCCCTTGGGATAACGCCAGCCGGGTCAACTACCCGATCTTGACCGTGGCCGCTCAGCAGTTTGCGAGCCGTGCGTATCCGGCCATTGTTCGCGGAGACGAAGCGGTTGGCGTTAAGGTGGTAGGCGGATCGCTGGATCAGCCGCCCCCCGATGCGCCCCCTGAATTGGTTGAGCAATCGGCTAAGATGGCTCAGTTGCGCGCCCTTAAGGATGCGCGGGCCAAGCGCGTCAAGACATGGATGAACTATCATCTGTTCTACGGAATGGATGACTGGGAGGAGGGGGTCGATACCCTCCTGAACACGCTGCCGATTATCGGCATGGCGTTCAAAAAGATTTATTTTGATCCTCATCGGGGTGTGTGCAGCGACTATGTGAACGCGCTTCACCTGACCGTTCCTCCTGAGACAATCTCGCTGGATCGATGCCCACGGGTGACGCAGGACTACACCCTCTATCCATATGAGATCGCTGCGCGTCAGGCGTCTGGCGTGTTCCGTGAGGTTGATATTCTGCCTGAAGGCGATGACGACCAGGCTGAGCGCGTCATTCTTGAGCAGCATCGTCTTGAGGACTTGGACGAAGACGGCGTGGCCGAGCCGTACATTATCACGGTCGATGTCGCCTCGACGCAGGTTCTACGGATTGAGGCGGCGTTTGGCGACGGTGATATTGCGCGTTCCAAGATCGACCCCGAAAAGGTTGTTCATGTGCGCCGTTGGATGCCATTCGTCGCGTTCCCGTTCATGCCTGACCCCGAGGGCAAGTTCTACGGCATTGGGTTTGGGCAGCTTCTGGCCCCACTGAACGCGGTCATCAACACCACGATCAATCAGCTTATGGATGCCGGTACTGCAGCCTCTGCTGGCGGCGGGTTCATTTCCGGTGGGCTGCGTTTGCAGGGCGCCGGGCAGACGACGACGCTGCGATTTGCGCCTGGTGAGTTCAAATACGTTCAAGGCACGGGACAGGACATCCGTCAGGCTGTGTGGGAGCGAACGGTCCCACAGCCGAGTCCTGTCTTGTACCAACTTCTTGATCTTGTTCTGGGCGCCGCGAAAGAAATCGCGTCCATCAAGGATGTTCTGGCCGGCAACACGCCCGCAACGGCGCCGGTTGGAACCACGCTGGCCTTAATCGATCAGGGCTTGCAGCACTTCACGGCGCTTTACAAGCGCGTGTACCGATCGATGAGGGCCGAGTTCAAGGCAATATACGAGTGTCAGGGCAAATGGGGCGTTCCTGAGGAATATATGAGCGTCCTGGATGATCCTGACGCTGATTTGCGCACCGACTTCAGCGCAAAAAGTGACGATATTGTCCCGGTTTCAGATCCGTCCGTTGTGACCCAGGCACAGGCGTTGGCTAAGGCTCAGGTCGTGATGCAGGTGGCGGGTCAGTTCCAGGGGATTGTTTCGCCGCAAGAGGCGGTGATGCGCATTTTCGAAGCGGCTGGGATTGAAAACCCCGACCAGCTTCTTGTTCCGCCGCCGAAGGAGCCGCCGCCCGAGATGGTGGCCGGTTTGGACAAGACTAAGAGCGAGACCGCCAAGAATCTGGCTCAAGCCAAGAACTACGAAGCAGACGCCGCCGTGAAGACGGGTGAGGCGCAACTGGAAGGGGCGTTGAGTGCCGCATTTGAGCTTGGGTCAGCCGACGTTGGAGGAGTTCCAGGTCTGGCGGGAGAACCCAGTGACGCAATGGGTGTTGAGGGCGCTGTCGGCGGCCTCGTTGGCCCAGAGGGAGGCGTGGACCTTGAAGACTTGGCCGCAGGACCCGGAGGCGCTGATGCAGGTGGCCTCGGACCCGTCCCTGGGGTCGGCGCTCCTCGTCCTTAACACGCGTGCCGACGCCTATGCGGCGATGGCGGATGCTGGATACGGGGACTTTTGCGTTCTAAACGGAGATGATCCGGAAGCGGGTCAAGAGGGATAAATGAGCAAAATAAAGGGCGAATTGCCCAAGCTGGAAGACTGCAATCCGGGCCTTGATCCGGTCGAATTCAATGTTCTCATCGCTGTAGATGAGGCCCCATCTGTCACGCGGGGCGGAATTATTATTCCTGAGAATGCCCGTGAAAGCGAGCGGCTTGCTTCCATGAAGGGGCTGCTGGTCGAGGTTTCGCCTCTAGCGTTCGATTACTCGGATTGGCCCGATGGATCGCGCAAGCCAACGCCAGGCGACACTGTTCTTTTCGCTAAGTATGGCGGCATTCTGGTCGATGGCGACGATGGGCGCCAGTATCGCGTGTGTAAGGACAAGGACATTCTAGCGGTCTACAAAGGAGGCCAATCGTGAGTGACGTTCAAGTGGATACTGATGCCCCTGTTGCAGCCGCCGCCCCCGAACCAGAACCCGCGGCTCTTGATGGGCAGGCGCTTATCGACAATGTGGCCGGTGAAATGGGATGGAGCCCCAAGGAAAAATGGACCGGCGATCCTGAAAAATGGACCGACGCCGCCACGTTCCTGAAGAACACGCCGCGAATTGTCGAGAAGACGAAAAAGCAGGTTGAGCGTAACGCGCGGGTCGCTGCCCAGGCGATGGAGCGTATGCGCGAAAAGGCCATGAAGGACGCCGAGGAGCGCATTGCCGCTGCGGCTGCTGATGGCGATACCGATGGCGTTCGTGAAGCAACGAAAGAACTCAAGGAGGCGTCGCGTCCAGTTGATCCGGGTTATGCTGGCTTTGTGGCCCGGAACACGTGGTTTGATACTGATCCTGTGGCCCGTCAGGTTGCTCTTGCGGCGGCAGAGAAAGCGTACAATAATGGCGCGTCGCCTACTGAACAGTATGCGGCAGCAGAAAAGGAAGTGCAGAGGCGCTTTCCTGAACACTTCGAGGCCGATGCGCCCGCTGAAAAGCAACGCAGCGCCCCAAGTGTAGCCGGCGGCCAAAGGGCTGCATCAGCAACCCCTCGACAAAAGGGCTGGAACGATCTGCCCGCGAGCGTCCGCGATGCGAACGAGCGTTATTTTGTCAAGAAAGGGCTGTTGACCCGCGAAGAAGCCGCAGCCGCCTATTGGCAGGAGAACCAATAATGGGACGCCCTCCCCGCGCTCAGGCCATTCGCACCGAACGTCGCCGCCGCGACCATAGCACCCTTGATCGTGTCCACAATCTAAAGCTCGCCATCCCGTCTGAGTTCCGCGACGACGGGGACCACGAGTATCGTTGGATCAACGACGACAATGACCGCGTACAAAGTCTAACTCAGGAAGACGACTGGGATTTTTGCCAGTCTTCTACGCCTGAGGCGACTGACAAGGACAGCGTTCGTCGTCAGGTCGGCACGAAAAAGACCGGAGAGCCGCTTTATGCCTACCTCGTGCGCAAGCGCAAGGATTGGTATGACGAAGACAAGCGGAAGGGCTCCGAGCGAAACAACAAAACCGAGCAGGACCTGTTGAGACGACCGCACCAGCAAGACGGTGCGACGGCTTATGTGGCTTCTGGCTCATCCATTCGTAATCGTGGGGGCTTTGCTCCCTAAGGGGTTAACATGGCGAACGCCAACATTCCGCAGGGGCTTCGTCCTGTCCGCGACGGTTCTAACCGTCAATGGACCGGAGGCGGCAACACTTACTACATCAACAACGCCGCCAACGATTTCTACGTTGGGGACCCGGTGGTGATCAACGGATCGGCGGACGCTAATGGCGTGCCGTCTGTTGTTTTGGCCGGGGCTGGCGCTACCAATCGCATCACGGGCGCCATCGTTGGCTTCCAGGTGCAGTCTGGTACGGTTCCGGCCATTAACGGCGGCCCGTACCTTCCTACCGGCGCGTCTGGCTATGCGATCGTGGAAGATGACCCCAACGTCATCTACGCGGTTCAAACGACCACGCTCGCCGCCGGTGATCTTGAGGCCAACTCGGTTCTGGCCTCAGGGACTGGTTCGCGTATCACCGGCTCCGGTTGGTATGTGGACACGGGCACGAAGGGCACGGACGCGACCTATCAGGTCCGCATCGTCGGTATCGTTCAGTCTGCGGATAACGCTCTTGGCCAGTACTGCAAGGCCCTGGTTCGCATCAATCTTCCGACCGAAGCTGGCATTGCCAGCGGCGTCGGCGTTTAATAGGGGGCACGTCACATGGCTGGCGGTGTAATCACTCGCTCTAACCACCCCGACGCCCTCTGGCCCGGTGTCCGGGCGTGGTTCGGTAAGGAATACAAGACCTGGGAGCCGCTCTATTCCCAAGTCTTCGAGAAGATGCAGTCGGACAAGGCTTACGAAAAGGTCATCGAAGCCACTGGCTTCGGTCTGGCCCAGGTCAAGCCTGAAGGGCAGTCGATCCAATTCGATTCCGACTTCGAAGGCACGGTGAACATCTTTACCCATGTCGTTTACGGCCTGGGTTACATCGTGACCCGCGAGGAGATGGAAGACGACCTTTACGCCGATGTTTCCAAGACGCGCGGCAAGTCGCTGACCTTCTCCATGAAAACCACCGTGGAGATGGTTCACGCGAACATCTTCAACAACGGTTTCACCAACTCGGCGCCCTATCTTGGCGGTGATGGCGTGCCGTTGTTCTCTGCGGCTCACCCGACTGCGGCTGGGCTTCAGTCCAACCTCATCACGGCTGCGGACTTCTCCGAAACCGCGCTCGAGGACGCCCTGAAGCAGATCGCGCAAACCAAGAACTCGCGTGGACTGAACGTGAACCCGACCGCCGAGAAGCTTCTTGTCTCGACTTCGGATATGTTCAACGCCACCCGCGTTCTGGAAAGCCAACTGCGGACCTCGACGGCGAACAACGACATCAACGCCAGTCGTGCCATGGGAATGCTCCCTGGTGGCGTTGTCGTGAACCCGTACCTGACCGATCTCGATGCTTGGTTCATTAAGACCAACGTTCCTGACGGGATGCTCTCCATGTGGCGCCGCGATGTCGGAACGCTGGAGAAGGACAACGAGTTCGACACCGAGAACGCCAAGGCCAAGTCCACCGTTCGCTTCTCGGCGGGCTGGGGCGATTTCCGGGGCATGTTCGGCTCGCCTGGCGCTGGCTAATTGCCTCGCTGTGGCGGTTAAATGCAGGGGTCGGGTCTCACGATCCGGCCCCTTTTCTTTGGGGTTGCGGCATGTCGATTGATTCTTGGGGTCCCGATACCAGGGGCGCGCCGAATTACCTTAATGGAAAGCCTTGGGGCGTATGCGATCGCTGCGCCGACAAGCACAGGCGTTCGGATCTGAAGCTGGAGTGGACTTCGTTGTGGGTTTGCTCGACGTGCTGGGACCCTAGGCCGCCGGAGATGACGCCGCCGCAGGTTTGGCCAGAGGGGACGGCGATTCCATATCCCAAACCCGAGCCGCCTAATATTTTTGTTCAGGTCAACATGCCGGATTATGACTAATGCCGACATCCGGTGACATTTCCGGGACCATGACGGCCCGTGACATTTGCCGTCAGGCGATGCTCCTGATTGGAGGCCCCCTGCAGAGTGGTGAGGTTACGTCTGAGGACGGCCTGACCATGATGACGGCGCTGAACTACATGTTGAAGTCATGGCAGGCTGACGGCTGCAACCTGTGGCGCCTTTCAGACGAGACGCTTATCGTTCCGGCTAACATCCCGACCGTTGTTCTTGAACCTCGCGTTCTGGATGTGATGGAGGCTCGATATGTGTACAGCGAGACCTACCAGCGGACCATGGCGCGGTGGGAATGGGGTGAATATCGCGCGCTCCCGAACAAGATCGCCGCCGGCAACCCAACGTGCTTCTCGCTCAATAAGCAGCGCACCGAAATTCGCATGTCGTTCTGGCCCGTGCCGACTGAGGACACGGTGATCTACTATTCCGGCGCGCGCGTGATCGACGACGTGAACGATCTGAACGATGAGGTGGACGTGCCTCAAGAATGGATCGAAACCGTGTTCACATGCCTCGCCGCGAAGATGATCCCGTATTTCAACACGGATGCGCTGTCGCCGGGCGTTTCTCAGCGGGTCACGCAGCGCGCGGACGTGCTTTATGCTAAACTGCTGGCGTTCGACCGCGCGGGCTCGACGTACATGACGAATTATCACATTCCGCAATACGGTGGGGGCTACGGTGGCTGATCGGGTTTATGGCAAGTTTCAGTGGGCTGGCGTAGAGGTTCCTACTGCCGGAAAGTCTGAGGTCAATAACGCCGGCACGAACGCATATGCGGTGCTTATGTCTGCTGGACCGCCTGATGCGTCCGCGTTCCCGTCAACTGGGGTCACGGCGTCGGTTAACTCTTCTGCGACGCCCGTGACCATCTTGGCCGCTAATGATGACCGTCGCGGGGCGGTTATCACAAACGACTCCACGGCCATTTTGTATCTACTGTTTGGCGCCGGAACGGTTTCAAGCACGCTTTACACAGTTCAGCTTGCTGGAAACGCCAGCGGTGCTGTCAGTTATGCGGTTCCGTTTGGGTTCACGGGCATCATCACCGGGCTTTGGGCGTCGGTTAACGGGGCCGCTCGCGTCACTGAGCTAACGGCCTGATAAATGCCCCCGCTTCCAATTGGTCAGGGCGTATATCGGCGACTAGATAACGTCCCGCTCATCACCAAGAACATGGTGTTTGAGCAGGACCCGACGAACGCCGAAGACCAAGTCGCAATGTTTTCCCGCCCAGGACTGACGGGACTCATTGAGGAAACGGGCGCGTTTCGGGGCCTTCTCCGTCAGGATGGCGCCTTGGGCGGCCTTATCTTCTTTGTGATGGGCGAGACGCTCTACAAGTCCACCCAGGACGGCCAGACGGTAACTCCTGTCGGAGCCGTATCTGGTTCGGCGCGCTGCGTCATGGCGGGCTCTGGATCGTATATCCTGATCGCCACCGGCACGACCCTGTACTCAACCGATGGATCAACGGTCTCGACCGTTACGTTTCCAGATAGCGCCGGGGTTTCATCCGTCGCTGTTCTGAATGGGTACTTCTTGGCGCTCAGGACGGACACACAGAGGGTTTACTTCTCCGCGGTGGGCGGCATCACATTCGCCGCGCTGGACTATTTCTCAGCCGAGACGCAGCCAGATAACCTCGTCAATATCGCCGTGTTTGGCGATGAGCTTTGGTTGCTTGGGCAGTCTTCGGTTGAGGTTTATGTGCCATCCGGCGATGCCGATGCGCCATTTACTCGCGTCAATGGTCGCATGTTTCCGATGGGATGCGCGGCTCGCGATGCTGTCGTCAAGATGGATGACGGCATTATCTGGGTCGGCCAAGATCGGATTGTTTACCACAGTGGATCCGCACCTGTTCGGATCAGCAGCGAGACGATTGAGCAAGCCCTAAGCGAGAACGAGGCCGCTGACCTAACCGGATGGGGGTATACGGTCGAGGGGCACATGACCTATGTGCTTAATATCGGCTCTGTCGTCAGCTACGCCCACTGTAATTCCAAGTGGTCTCAGTTTGAGGGCTATGGTTACAAGAACCTGCCAGCGTGGAGTTCCGCGCGCCTGACCAATGGCCAAGCGATTGTCGGGTCCCTGGTCTCGCCTCGCATTTGGGTCCTCGATCCCGAGAGCGTGCATGATGGCGACGATGGCATGATTTGCGAGTTCACTGGGCTGCAAGAGGTGTTTGGGCAACCGCTCCGGTGCGACAGTGTGATTTTGGACTGTTCGGTTGGCATCGGCGGTCCCGTCTATCCCACGGACAATCCGACCATTCAAATGGCGGTCTCTAATGACCGAGGGAAAACCTGGGACACGTGGCGCACGACATATCTTGGGCGTGAGGGCGTGTTTGAGCTTAACCCCAACTGGTGTGGGGCATTCCAGACTGGGGGGCTAATGCGTCGCCCTGGGCGCGTGTTCTGGTGGCGCACAAACCCGCCAGCCCGATTTACTGTCAGGCGCGCTAAGATCAACGAAAGCCTGGCGTAGTGGCGTTCAAGCTAGCCGATATCAATATCGGATCGGCCCTGGTGGAAAACTGGGGGCGAGCCACCGCGTATTTTCAACGCTACCTGCAGACGATGAACGCGGCCTTAACTGACGCGATCAACCAGATCATTAACCAACAGGCGGAAATTCAACAGGCCATTGACCTGGCGGAAGATGCGATCGAAGACGTAAACGATCTCAACGTAGTGCTTACCGATTTTCTTTTGGGGATGGGCCTCGGGTAGTACGGATTGGCGACGGTTTCGCCCGACGCGGGGGGGGACGTCGCTCTTCCCCATACGTACTTAT